AATATGACTTTACGGATTACCTAATACGTATGGCCCATGTAACACGTTTTGTGACTGATCATTACATTTTGTGATCTATATGCACCCATAGACGATTAGCCTCTATACTAAGTAATAAAGTTTTGCATCTGTATTCTAATGCTAAAGGAGTTTTATCATGGCATTCGGAAGCGCATCAGGCTACACAAACTTACCAAACGGTAATTTCTCGCCTGTAATTTATTCCAAACAGGTGCAACTTGCATTCCGCAAAGCATCTGTCACTGACGCTATCACTAATAATGACTATTTCGGTGAAATCGCTAACATGGGCGACACTGTTAAAATCATTAAAGAACCTGAGATTTCAGTATCTGCATATCTACGTGGTACAACAATCGCACCACAAGATTTGACAGATAACGATTTCTCTCTAGTCGTAGACCAAGCAAACTATTTTGCCTTCAAGGTTGACGACATTGAAGAAGCACACTCACATGTCAATTTCCAAAGCTTGGCATCTGATCGTGCGGCTTATCGTCTAGCTGACCAGTATGACCAAGAAGTTCTTGGTTACCTATCTGGTTATGACCAGTCTGCTCTACATGCAAATGCCGATACAGTTAACACAACTGTTAATGGTACTAAAGCAAACTCAGCAGCAGGTTCAGACGAACTTCTAGCAGCTAACAAGTTGGATATGTCAGACTTTGGCAACATCACAACTACACCTTCTGCAGGTACAACTGGTGACTCAATTCCAGTTGCTGCTCGTCTACCAGGTGCTACAGCATTGCCAACAGCATATGCTTCACCTGCAATGATCCTATCACGTATGGCACGTGTCATGGATGGTCAAAGCGTACCTACAACAGGTCGTTGGATTGTTATTTCACCTGAGATGATGGAAATCCTACGTGACGAAGATTCACGTCTTCTAAACGCAGACTACGGTGGGTCTGGCCTACAGAACGGTTTGGTTCTTAATAACTTCCACGGTTTCCGTGTACACGTTTCTAACAACCTACCATCAGTCGGTACTGGTCCTGCAACTACAGGTACAACTGCACAGGATGATAACTACGGTGTAATCGTAGCAGGTCATGACTCAGCGGTTGCAACTGCAGAGCAGATCAACAAGACTGAAACATACCGTGATCCAGATTCATTCGCTGACATCGTTCGTGGTATGCACCTATACGGTCGCAAAATCTTGCGTCCAGAAGCTCTTGTAACAGCACGTTACAACCTAGCTTAATAATAACTAACTAAGGGGGCTGCTTTGGTGGCCCTCTTACGCAGAAAGATATTCTATGGCAACTACATACGTTACACTAGTAAATGATGTGCTAAGACGTTTAAACGAAGTCACACTTGATACTGCAGGTGATGGCTTTGATACTGTACGTAACGTTCAAGCTCTTGCCAAGGATGCAGTAAACAATAGTATTCGTCTTATTTTACAGGACGGTCAAGAATGGCCTTTTTTAAAAACAACATATACTCAAACACTGACAGCAGGAACAGGTACATATTCTTTTCCTTCTAACATGGGTTCAGTAGATTGGGATACGTTCTTTCTAAAAAAGACTAGTGGACTAAGTGTTAGCCCTAAACATTTAAAAGTAATTAACTACAACGACTATGTACAGAACTACAGAGTTGGTGATGAAGAAGGAGATCAAGTAAGCGGTATTGGTGCTCCTGTTGTTGTATATCAGACACAAGAAAATAAATTTGGGATTACCCCTTTACCTAACGCTGCATATGAAGTAGAATATGTGTACTTCACATACCCCAGTGATCTAAGCCTTTATAATGATACTACAATAATTCCTGATAGGTTTAAGCATGTAATCATTGATGGTGCAGTTATGTATATTATGAGATTCCGTAGTAATGAACAGAGTGCAGCTATTCACCAACAAAACTTCCAAAGTGGTATTAAGGCAATGCGTAGATTACTATTAGATGATAATCTATATGTACGGTCTACAGTAATTGAACGTGCAAGTGTTTCTAGTTTTAACAGTGCGGTATAATGGCAGACAATCTAGCATCCTTCAAAGTATTCTGCCAAGGCGGTCTAAACACTAGTCGTGATGTGCTGTCACAAGGTGAGACTCAACCAGGATCAGCAGTTGCTCTTATTAATTATGAACCTTCTGTTACTGGTGGTTACAGAAAGATCAACGGATTTAGTAACGACTACGGTACAGTTACAGGCACAGGTAACGTCTTAGGTGTTTGTGTAGCTAATGGTGTCAACGATGGTATTCTAGCTTGTCGTACACCTTCTAGTGGCTCTAATTACTTACATTATTGGGATACAGCTACAGAGGCTTGGGTTGCAGTAACTACCTCTGGTTCACCTACAATGTCAGGTGTAACAAAGGTACGCTTCACTAAGTACAACTGGGGTAGTTCAAAGGTAATGCTTACTGATGGCATTAACCCTGCAGCTACATACGATGGTACAACTTATACACAGATCACACACGCAGATGCACCAACAGACCCTAAGTACTCTGCAGTATTTCAGAATCATATGTTCTTAGCAGGTGATCCTAATGAACAAACAAATTTATACTTTAGTGCGCCATATGATGAAACAGACTACAGTGCAGCCAGTGGTGCAGGTGTCATTAACGTAGGTTTTTCTATAGTAGCTATCAAGTCTTTTAGAGATTCACTTTATGTTTTTGGCAGTAACAATATCCGTAAAATTGTTGGTAATAATATCTCTAACTTTGTACTACAAGAGGTTACAGATGACCTTGGATGTCTAGCCTCAGATAGTGTTATTGAGATAGGCGGTGACCTACTCTTCTTATCACAAGACGGTCTACGCCCTATCAGTGGTACAGACAAGATTGGTGACGTTAACCTAGAGACAGTATCAAAAGACATTCAATCTATTTTTACTGACATCGTATTTGATATTGATCTAGAAGGTTTGAATGCAGTAGTCATACGACAAAAGACACAGTTCCGTTACTTCTTTGCTGCAGCTGACTCACAAGGTATCATCGGTGGCTTTAGACAAACACCTAACGGGTTGCAGTTTGAGTATAGCCAGATGCTAGGTATTACCGCTACAGCTTCAGACAGTGGGTACATTGGTCAGTATGAGTTTGTTATACACGGTGATGCAAACGGTAAAGTGCATAGACAAGAACAAGGTAATGACTTTGATGGCACAGACATCTTTAGTGTGTTCCAAACACCGTTCTTTCATATGCAAGACCCAGAGCAACGCAAGGTGTTCTACACTGTAGCTACATATCTACGTGCTGAAGGTGACAACGAGATCGTTATGTCTGCTTTGTATGACTACGAAGATGTAGACACACTAAGTCCAACAAACTTTACATTAAGCACAGAGGGTGCTGCAGCTTACTATAACGAAGCACTATATGATAGCACCGCAATCTTTGATGGTAACCCTGCCCCAGTTAAACGTACTAACATTTCAGGTTCAGGTAAGTCAGCATCATTTAAATTCGTAACTAATGATTCCAATGCGTCACACAGTATTCAGGGTCTAGTGATCACCTTTGGGGTAGGAGATCGTCTGTGACAACTAAGTACTGTACAAGTTGTAATAAACCTATAGAAAACCCTGTATCTGGACGTAAATTAAGAAGTGATACAGTTACTTGCTCTAGTACTTGTTGGCATAGAGAATATAGATCATCTGATGAAGGCTGGGCTAAAGACTCTATAAGAAAAGCTAAGAAAAGAGCTAGTGTAATAGAAAAAGGTTTTGATATTACGTGGCAGTTTTTACTTGATCTGTTAGAAGAACAAAATAGAAGATGCTCAATTACTGGAATAGAGTTTAGATTCAAAAGCGACTTTGAGGGTAGGATGGATCAATATAGGGCTTCTGTTGACAGAATTGACAGCAATAAGGGATACACAAAAGACAACGTTCAGTTAGTCTGTGCACAGGTAAATATTATGAAGCATCAATCTACAGAGAAAGAACTTCTCTTCTGGGCGACAAAAATAGTGGAAGGGCTAGTTTAAAATGGCAGGTTATTCACGTCAATCAGTAGCTGACATTATCGCTAATGCGGTTATTAAAGCTGCACCAGTAAACGCAGAGTATAACGCAATTCGTGATGCGTTTGCTTTCGTAGGTGGACACAAACACGATGGTAGCTCTACAGAGGGTGCTTACATACCTCTGATTGCTGACACTGATGCATTAAACAAAGTTGTTGTAGATACAGCTAATAATCGCATAGGTATCTTTACTGAGGTATCTAGTGCTGCAGTAGAACAGATACGTATTCAAGATGGTGCTATTGTTCCTGTAACTGATAACGATATTGACCTTGGTACTTCATCACTAAAATATAAGAACATATATGTAAACGGTATTGCAAGTATTGGCTCCATTACCCTGTCTGGTGGTACAATAGATGATACAGTTATCGGTGGTACAACTCCGAATGCTGGTACATTTACAACCCTTACTGCTACCACAGTTGATCTAAATGGTGGTGCAATAGATGGAACTACTATTGGTGGAACCACAGCCGCTGCAGGTAGTTTTACTACATTAGGTGCTTCAGGTAATGCTACTGTAGGTGGTACTCTAGGTGTTACAGGTGTAACTACACTAGGCACAGCTAACATTACATCTGTAGACATTGCCTCTGGTGCAATGGATAACACTACTATTGGTGCTACAACTGCTGCAGCAGGTACATTTACAGACTTAACTGCTACAGGTACAACTACTCTTACTACAGTAGATATTAACGGTGGTGCTATTGATGGTACTGCAATCGGTGCAAGTAGTGCATCTACTGGTGCCTTTACTACACTGAGTGCTACAGGTACATCTACATTAAGCACAGTAGATATTAACGCAGGTAATATAGATGGTACTATTATCGGTGCTTCTAGTGCTGCTGCTGGTAGCTTTACAACTGTATCGACATCTGGACAGGCTACCTTGGCGACTGCTGATATTAATGGTGGGGCTATTGACAATGCTATTATTGGTGCAACAACTCCAGCGGCTATCACAGGCACGACAGTTACAGCAACTTCTTT